CGACTCGGGTCATAACTGTGTGCAATTCCTGATCGCTCATGTTTTGAACTTCGTCAACTAAAATGATGCAGTCATCAAATGTTGATCCTCGTAGAAAGGATGTTGAAATGAATTCTACGTTGTTCTTTTGCTTTAGAATTTCGTAGGCATCACCACGCTGAAATAACTTTGATGCAATGTCATAATAAGGTGCTTCATACACTTTCATCTTGTCTTTTTGAGAGCCAGGAAGAAATCCCATGTCCCTAGTCGGAACAACTGATCGTACAATATACACTTTTCGATATGATGTGTTTTTTGCCATGACTGCTTTTAGAGAGAAGTATAATCCCAAGAAGGTTTTACCCGTTCCTGCAATACCATGAAGCATTAGATTAGCTCCCTCTTCCCAAGCGTCAAACGCTATTGACTGATTTTTAGTCATGGGAGCGATATCTTTACTGATCTGAAATCCTGTCGATAATTGGTTGTCTGTCCCTATTACTCCTTGTTGCTTAAGTACTCTCTTTTGGCGTTTGGTCATTCGATGTTGCTGTTGGTGAGCAGGCATGTTGCATCCTTATATTTTATCGGGTTTGTATTTTACTCCCAGGACTATTCTTATGAATATTCTTCAATAGCGAATTAAAACTATCGGGAGTTTTAGTTATTCCCAGACGTGCAGGATCACCCAGAGCGGGTGCTTTGGTAATGATCTGTTTGAGGTCTGGATTGTCGGATAGATACGACTCACGGTCATCCATTTTCATTAGTTTATCATGTACTTCACCAGTCTTTCTATTCTCGAACGAGTAAATAGGCATTATATATTCTCCAATTGTTTAAAATAAAAAAAAGCGACCACTAGGATCGCTTCGTTGTGTATCCATCACACAGATATTTATATCAGAATCACCTGCTTAAAGCATCATTTCGTAGATTTCTTTCCAACTTTTTACCTTGATTATGTCTGCATGTTCATAGTCTTCAGTGAAGCTATGCTCCATAAGAATAGATGTAAGACCCATTTTAATGCCAAGTTCAGCATTCTCAGGCTTATCTTCTACCCATAAACAGCCACTATCTAGATAAGGCATTAGAGCCTCATCCTTATCAGCACCAGTATCTAAGCACACAACCTTCTCAAAGGCAGTCTTACCAAAAAGACTTTCGATGTTCTGGTTACGTAGAACGCCTGAATACTGATTCAGACTTAGACTTGTAATACAGTGAAAGACACAGCCCAGTTTTTACGCACATACTTGACTGCATCACGCAGAGGAGGAATACAGCAGATTGCCGCACTCTCGTTGAAGACTTTTATGTGCTTCTTCATATCGGCTTTACTCAGCCCATATACGACACCCAAGTCATATTCGTTAACACCCGCAATTGGGTAGTAACCATGTTCTTTCATCCAGTTATTAAAAGTGTAAAGCCAATCGACTAACACTCCATCACAATCCACCAGAACCAATTTCTTATCAATATTAATCATATCATTCCTATCATTTATCTTATACACATATTATAGCATAGCGAAAGGGGCTTGTCAACCCCTTTCTTTATCTAATCAAACAAAGAATCCTTGTGGGACCTCTTCTGCCTTCTGGCTTTCTGAATCTCAGCTTTACGTTTATCATATCGCTTAGAGTCCTTCTTCCTACCTATTTTCTCGTGGGAATAGTCCTCTTCGATCCATTCACGAAACTTCTTACCTTTAGCCATTGATAGTACACTCTTCTTGTTGTGGTAGCTACGCTACTTTTTTAGGTCGACCTCGACCACGTTTTACAGGAATAGCGGGGACAGGATCAGTGATGATCGGCCCGAACGCTTCTATAATTACTTCAACTGGAAGATCGGGAAATGCTTGCTTTGCTACCATCTGTAGCAATAGTTTAGCGTCTCCTTCATCAACGTTTTCCAGCATCTGGATAAAGATCGATTCTTTTTTGATCTGCGTGAGGTTCTCACCCTCAGACATTTCGTTAACAAGATAAGCTAACTTCCTAGCCTCTCGATAGAGCGCACCATGCGTATCTACCATAATACTTGCGTTGTAAGGCGGAGCTGTAGAAGGGACACAGAATGACCACTTCTTATCGTACATGAGAATAAGAATGTTTCGTAACTCTTTCGAGTTGTTCTTCTTCAAGAACTCAACTTTCTCCTCATTCGTACTCAACTCACACGCTTCCGTAATTATTTCATTTAAACTTTTCATAGACATATTAAAACTCCGATATACTTTCCATTAAATTGCGTAACTTGTTCTTGATAAAGTAGTTAAGTAACTGGCTCCTATCTTTGGTATTCTCTGCTTCATACTTCTCAAGTATCTCTTCTTTAATAACAGCAGGTACCTGCGTTAAATCGATCATCGACTTATTGCGGAAATAGTTACGTTTTACTTCATCATCCATTTTATTTATATCTTGCCAATCCAGCATACGCTTCTTAGTCACTGGTCGCTGACGGATACCCATTACGAATGTATTATCTGCTGACAGCACATTGGGTACACCGTCACCAGCATCACCCTTAAGGATGTGTTCAGCTAGATACTGATCTGGGTCTGAGTGTGAAATCCATCTCTTACGAGTAGGATCATACTGCTTGACATTAGCATACTTATGCAGTTGCTTGAAATCGTGATCACCCGAGAGAATCAGAATAGGCTCACCTACGTTTAACTCTTTACCCTCTTTGTGAACTATAGTGCCGATGATATCATCAGCTTCACACGTATCAATCTGCATAACTCTGTATGGGAAGTACTCTTTGAGTTCATCACGAATGTTGTTAAGAGCATTGAAGATAGCACTCCAATCTAACTCAGAACTATCACGTGCCTTACGGCGATTAGCTTTGTAGTAGGGGAATGACTGTCTGCGCCAATAGTTCTTATCGTCACAAGTAATCAATAGCTCACCAAACTCACGGTGAAACTTCTGTCGGTTGAATCTTAACGTATTTAAGATCATGTGTCTTAGCATGTTTTCATCCACTTGAGCGTTTTGGTGATTACCAATCTGCATCATCATGTTTGAAATCATAACTTGGTTCAAATCTACCAATATCATAATTTAATCTCCTGATTTATTTAATATGAATACATATCATAACATAAATCTTAGGGGTTGTCAAGTACTATTCGTGGTCGTCTTCGTCATCAGCATACATGTCCTCTAGGAATTGTCCCAGAAGGTCTTCGTGATCTATATCCAGGTCTTCCCACATTCTCTCTGATACAGTTTGAAAAGGATGATCTTCTCCTATTGCTCTGTATATCATCGCTTTGATGATCTCCATAGTAGACATAATTTCTAGTATGGTTTTAGGATCATTGGCAACATCGATACCCATATCGTGCAGTGCTGTGACTATATCCCTTACGGCGTTCAATGCGAAGTGCTTTGCGATTTCCTTATCGCTTTCTTGAATCAACTCTACGAGTTCCTCGTTCCGCTCTTCGAACTTTTTACGGGCCGCCGCAAAGTCTATGACATTTGCCATTACAACACCTTCAAGATAATAGTATCTCGATTGATTCTACCATCAGTTTCGCTCTCTTTGGTCTTCAGACTTCTGAGTTCCTTAAGTGCCTTAGATTTGGTAGCTTTAGCGAGTGTCGCAATGTAATCCTCGGGCTTTCTCAGCATCTTCTTAAACGAGTTCTTAACATCAAACCCGATAATCGTACTGCCCTTAACCTCGAACCCATTCCTTCGATCAGAGACCAGATACTTCATCTGTCTAGTCTTAGTATTGAATAGGTACAATTGATCAGCACCAACCATCTTCTCGGGACTCACACTAGCTATCTTGTACTCAGACGAAGATGGCAAGTATAGTACCTTAGATACTTGTTTAAGAGCGGGAGTAGGCTTCTTCACACGAGTCTTACGTGTCGCTTTCTTACTCAAAAGAAACTTTTCCGTATCAGAAATCAGATCACATATGAACTTATAGAATGCCTTTTGCTTTCTAGGTGTCAGGTGACTGTAACCCTCAACTAGATCCTCAGTCTTATCTTCGACTAGTTCACGTAGTTCTTCCTGAACCGATTTGTAGTGTCTGATAGTATCATGTGCAGTCTGTGCCGCAGAA